AGTAACATTAAACTTAATAATCAAATCACCAAATGTTAGCCTGTCGCCAGGTTCAGATGCATTGATTGAACCATACGGAGTCTGTACTTCACTTACCCCGAGTGATGGTAATGTAACACCAGAACAGAAATATTCTAGGTTCGGATACCGAGTACTATCGATTTTAAGCTGGAATCCTATAGGACTTAAGAAGTTCTTATTTGTAGTAAGTGCCATTGTATGTAACCCTGTTAATTGTATTCATACCTTTATTTATACACTTTTTACGTATAAAAAAAAGGGTCCCGAAGGACCCCTTTAAAACAACTAAGTTTTAGACTTACGCAGTAACCATCAAAGAATCGACGCGGAAAATACGGAAGTAAGGGTTAGCACGATCAGTACCAACACCGTCAGCAGCAACGAATGGGTTAGCAACCATACCGTAACGGGTTTTGAAGCCGATACGTGGCTGGAAGTCTTCTTCACCAATTGCTTTATGCATAGTTAATGGAACATATGGGCAGTAGAATAAACCAGCGTCATATGGGTTAGCACCACGGTAACCAACACAAACGTAATCAGCAGCAGCATATGGGTCGACATATACTTTGATACGACCGTTAAGAACACCAGCAAAAGTATTACCAGTATCATCAACGTTCAAAGCAGTTGCCAGAGCAGGAGCATAGTCAAGCATACCAGCAGCAGCCAAAGCAGAAGCAACGTCAGAAGAAACGATAACGTAGTTACCTTTACCGCGACGAGTTTCTTTAGCAATGATGTTAGCTTCACGCTCGATTTGCATTACCAGACCCTTGAACTTCTCAGCCATCCAGCGGCCGTCAGAGTCAGTAGACAGATCGAAAGCACCTTTAAGAGCAACGTTAGACTGTTGTGCACCAAGCTTAGCTTTAGTAAGAACAGTACGAACAACTTCACGGTTGATTTCCGCAAGGATCTCAGATGAAAGGATGTTAGCAAGTTCTGACTCAGCGTCAAGACCGTGAACAGCTTTAAGATCTTGTGCCAATTCCATGGTGTACTCAGCTTTCAGAGCACGTGATTTAGCAGTAACAGTTGATTTCTCAATGCTGAATGCCATTTCACCAAATGCGTCACCAGTGTTACCAAGTGCTTCAGCAGCAGCAGTAGTAATACCAGCACCAAAAGTAGAAACGTTAGTTTCGTCAGACAGAGTACCATCGGTATCACTATCAACTACGCCCAACAGACCAGAAGGATCAGCTTCCTGAGTACCAGTACCAGAGAAAGTAGAATCAGCTTCGTTGAACAATGCTTCAGTACCACCTTGAGTGCTATACTTGCTCTTCATAGCGAAGATCAGACCAGTAGGACCAGTCATAGGCTGAACACCAGCAATATCATAAGCAATCAGGTTAGGCATTGCACGACGTACCAAAGAGATCAGTACGGGGTCAAAACCAGCAACGTTTGCACCAGTTTGGTTAGCAGCAGTTTCGTTCAGGCCGAAGTTTTGGTGAGCATGCTCTTCCTTCATAGCCATTTCTTGGTTTTCTAGCAAGCGAGCAGTTACGGCTTTCTTGTAGGTATCGGTGATGGCGGGTGCAGCACTGTGTTCCAGAACTGGAGCCCATTTCTCGATTAAATTTTTATCTTGATCAAACATTTTAAATTCCTCTATGGTTTGTAATGTTTATTATTTACTTGTTAGATTTCGCAATTGCTTGCATGTATCTAGCCATTGAATCAGTTGGTGCAGGCGCTTCATGCGAATGCTCTGATCCGATTAACTCAACTTCTTCTGAAACAGTTTCTACTGATTCTTTAGAGAAGTATGATTCTTTGATAGTTTTCACTTTCATTTCGAAAGATTCAATATCAGTAAAATCAAGATCTTCTACCAAAGAAGCAAGTTTCTCTGCTTCGGTTGATGCCAAGTCAGAAGATTGATTGCGAACGACTTCGGAACGGGCAAAAGCCTGTACTGATTCGTGAAGTGCAATATTATCTTCAGTGGTTTTATTGAGTTGTTCTTCAAGTTCAGAAACTTGTTCGGCTAATTCGTCGAACATGTCAACCTTACCTTCAGGCACTTCAATATAATGCTCTTTGAATACACCTTGTAAAGAAGCCATAAACTCTTCTGCAATCTCAGCACGAAGGCCAGTCTCAACAGCAAGTTTGTTTTCTTCCATCCAGCCTTCAACAACGTAAGAAAGGTAGGAATCTACTTTTTCTACGAGATCAGACTTTAAAGAAGTTACTTCTTCTTCTAGATTTTGTGCGTATTCACCTTCGAGACGTTCAACTTCTGCACCGACTTTGGATTTCAAAGCAGCTTCAAAAATGAGGCCAGCTTTTTCACGGAATCCTTCAGACAAGGTAGCTTCTTCTGCAACCATAACATCAAGGTCTTCAGAATAGTCGATGTGTGATACATCAGCTCCTAGAGCCACAGCACCAACTTCGATATCTTCAACTTCAACGCCTTCGGCAAATTTCATCATACCGGCAAAGATCTTTTGTGCGTCTTCTTTTTTAGCTTTTTTCAACATATCATATGCAGCGTTTACGATACCAGCTTTAGTTTTTGGCATTTCCATCTTAGGGGTAGACTCTTCAACTTCATCGTCTTCCTCTTCGTCACCATCTACTTCAACTTCGGCTTCACCATCTTCGTCTTCCGACTCAGTTTTGGCTTTCGCTTCATCAAGAATTTCCTCGTTTGACTCAACTTGTGCTTCATCAACGAGCTCTTCAGATTCTTGAATTTGCTCTGCATCATGAATGTCTTCTACATTAATGTCTTCAGACATATCATTCTCTCCTATAAGAGTTATACAAGTTTAGAGAGGAAATTTTTAAACGCTTTAATCTCAATGTCGGCAGAGCTAACACCTCGAGCATTTTTTATTTCAGTCTCAATTAATTCAATTTCTTGAGGCTTAAGGATACCGTTGTCCCAGATCCAGTCAACACCTTCCATAATACCGTTAACGAATGCTTCAGGAGCACTCGGATCTTGTACTATATCAACAGTTGCTAACATGAAATCATCTTTGACATACATCGTACCATTACGCTGCTCAAGACTACCCATACCACGACTTGATACACCAAGCTTAACGCCACCTTCAAGTAAACCGCTAACGATATTACCCATTGGAGTATTAAGAATTGATGCCTTCCCGATAACATTATTTCCCTCAAATCTGAGTTCAGTAATCTTATGCGAAACTTTGTCTAGATTAATCGACGGACCTTCTGGGTGATTCAACTCACCAACAGCTCTTCCTGTCAATACTTGCTCGTTAACATATCTATTAACGGCATTCTCTAGAATACTTCTTTCATAAATGCGACCATTTCTATTTTTAGAATCGGCCTGCATGAAAATTCCTTCGATGACAAATGCGTTTTTGCCATCAGCTTTTTTCTCAGTAATGATCTGAAGATCACTACCATCAGTATATTCTGCAATTAGCTTCATAGTTCTAATTCCTCGCCCATAAGCTTGATAAACTCGTTTGCTGATTTCTCAGCTTCGGCAGCACTTTTATAATTATCATCGAGCTTATCACCATTGATATATACGATAAATTCTCTGCCTTTTTGAGCAATCTGAACATTGACCTTTTTGCTTTTACCTAGCTTCAGAGATTTGACCTCTTTCTCGCCGGCTTGTAGCTTTTCTTTAAGTTCAATGAATGTTAACATATTACTCTTCTTCTTTATTAGTTCTAGTAATTAGACTAGATGCCACTTCAACCTTTTTAGCTGCAATGGCATCACCAATTTTACTATTAATTGTGTCTTGAAATGCATTGCCAGCTTCTACTTTATTATCAGCCTGTAGCGCATTAATTAAATTTTCTGTGCTCATTTCATATGTCCTGTAATATATTTATAATATTTATAATCCCAACTTACATTAAATCGAGATTAATATCGTCGGCACCACCTTCGCCGTTCTTCTCTTCTTCATCCATTTGTTTTTTCATTTCTTCTATTTCGTCATCAGACTGCCTGAGAATATTCTTACGAACCCACTCATTTGAAACATACTTACCTATATATTCGTCTATAGATGCAAGCATTTCGAAGCGTTCTCTCAAGATTTCATTATACTTAAGCTCTGAGAAATAGTTATCTTCGATATAATCAAAGGCAATATCTTCTTTCCAGTCTTCCCAGTCTTGACGAGTAATAATACCCTTCAATAACAGTTGAGTCTTTAGCAACTGTAAGAAAATATCCGAGAATCTTTTACGGAGTCTATCAATAAACTTCTTAAATTTAACTTCATCTCGAGAGATTTCAGTTGATCTTCCCAAAGAGAATTGTGACTCTTGTTCCAAACGATTTAATGGAACATTTAATGCTCTATATAACTTCTTTTGAAAGTATACAATATCGTCAATCTGTCCTAGATTCTCACCACCAGGAAGAGTACTAATTTCAGTACCTCTTCCGCCTTCTCTACGAGGTAGGAAGAAATCTTCAAGCATTGACATATGCTTACGATCATCTTTAATATCACCAGTACTAGCATCATACACTAGTTTGTTTCGGTATTGATTCATTATACCACGTAGGTATTCTTCAGCTTTACCTTTCGGTAAGTTACCAACGTCAATATAGAAAATACGACGTTCAGGTGCACGAGAGATTCTATAGATTACTAATGAATCTTCCATCAT